GGAAAGGCTAAGAAGAATGATTTGATTGTTGTTCGTGTAAATGGCGAGGGAAAGTTCTGCAACTCCCGCCCTTGTTATAATTGTCTGGCGATGATGAAGGCAGTAAATATTCGTAAGGTTTTCTATACTGATGATAGCGGTGAGGTCATTGGAGAGAACGTTAAGGATATGGTCAGCATTCAGGCATCTGCAATTACCAAGCAAATTTTTAACATGAAGACGGACAACAAGTTTAATTTGGAGCAATATTTTGAAATTCTTTTGAAAAAGTTCTTTCCGCCTACTATCAAGAAGATTAATCTGGAGAATTTTATCAAGCATAATTTGGTAAATGTTCTTCCTGGTCACAAGTACGTGATGAACCACACAAAGGGCTTTACCATGGTTTCTATTGTGAACAAGGATGATTTGAAGATAGTCAGTGCCAAGATTTTGGATTAATTTATTTTGAAAAATTGAAGATTTAAAGCAATAATATTATATTATTTTATTAATGGCAGTATTAAGCAATTATCAAATTAATGGGATGTGCCGCACTTTCCATGAGTATCTTGAAAAGAAAAAGTTCGATGTTCTTGATACAGAAATCATCCAAAAGTATGGACTTGAATTTTTAACCAAGACAAAAAACAGAAGCTTAATATCTCTAATACTAAAGTATGGGATTAATACTGATAATTATAAAATAATTTCTACTATTTTTCCTTCGTTAACAATGAAACGGGATTATTTAAATCTTATTGTTTATTATAACGAAAATAGGGAAAATATTGACATTGATATTGATGAAATTTTTAAAAAGTATATTCCATTTGATAGCATCCTTCCGGAAGATATCGAATATCTTATTGAAAATAATCTTGGGTATCTTATTAAATATCTAGATGGAAAGTTTATCCAACTAAATCATAATTTATATTTTCCTGACCATATAACTTATAAAAAATATCCATTTGTCAATTCAATGAAATATTTTATTGAGCTATCTACGAAAATTAATCCAAATGAATTCGATAAATTTAATGATGTAATTAAAACCAATAATTATAAATATATTATTGATGCGGGTAATATCATTCATTCGCGTAATGGGATGTTTACGGAAGAATCCATTTTAGATTTACAAACGGTGGTAAATAATTTTAAGGATAGTCTTATTATTATTCACAAGATGCATCTAAAAAATGGGAGAATTATGGAATTTATTGCAGATAAACTTTACTATCCAACTCCATACAAATGCAATGATGATATTTTTATTATTCTTGCTTACCTGGCAAATAATTGTAAGATAATTAGTAATGATAATTACAAAGATCATACGATTGATAATACGGAAATGCGTAACTTTATTTTCGATGATTTGGTTAAATTTAAAAATATAAATGGTAATTTTACATTTGAGAAGGAGCTGGAATATAGTCGGTGTATTCAGGTGATTGAAGAAAATGTATATATTCCTTATAGTTAAGAAATAGTTAGTTTAATTGCCTTTCTTAAAAATCGAAGTTTTTAATAAATTATTAGCTTCGCTAATATTTTATCAGTAATTTTTTTAATTAATAAATTAATTAAAAAAATTGCCATCCAAAAAAAAATAAGATTTTTTTTTCTCAGTAATTTTTCTTATTTTTTTAATAAATTAAAAAAATAAGAAAAATTGAAATTTTTATATTTTTACTATATTTTATAGTTGTATGCAGGATAATACACCTATAAATACACCTATAAGTACACCTATGAGACGCCGTGTGGATGCGGATCATTCGTGTTTATTTTCATCTCTAGCCTATCTTCTAGATAGGGCTGACTTTGACGAAAATAGTAAGAATATTTGGAGAAATAAGATTATTGAATTTATTAAGCATAATGACTTTCCTGAGGGATATTTTGATGACGGTAAATCCAAGGAAGAATATATTGAATGGTTATCCGATACTTCAAATTGGGGTGGCGGTATTGAACTAAAGATTATTAGTGATATTTACAAGGTTAAAATTGTAGTTATTACGAAAGATACTGGTAAAGTGGATGTTTTCGGTGAGGAACACAATGATTATCTAAAGACTATTTACCTAGTTTATACTGGTGTTCATTATGATCCACTTGTATCAGTAGTTGACCAGGCTGACATTCAGAAGGATATTACTATTTTTCCCACTACTGATATTGAGAAGAATACTAAGATGTTCAAGGAATACATTTTTAATATCAAAAGTCAAATCCGGATTCGTTCTGAAGTAATATACATCAAATGTAAAATCTGTAGTAAGAAGTTTCTGGGCGAAAAAGGTGGACAAGAGCACTTTTCAGATACTGGACATCGGAATTTTATACGAATTGGCAAGCCGAAAATCAAGTGTGAATCTTGTTATGAAGTGTTTGATAATGAACAGGAAGCTGAAAACCACGCGGAGGAAACCAAACATATGAGCTTCTTTGAACTTTAATTTATATTTATTTTAATTATTAATATTTCTTTGAGGCTTTTTTCGAGGCTTTTTTCGAGGCTTTTTTCGAGGCTTTCTTAGATGATTTCTTTCCTTTTTTAGAGCCTCTTTTCTTGGCACCGCCAGACATTTTCTTAGAGGCTTTCTTAGAAGCTTTCTTAGAAGCTTTCTTAGAAGCTTTCTTAGATGCTTTTTTCGAGGCTTTCTTGGATCCTTTCTTAGATGCTTTTTTCGAGGTTTTTTTCGAGCCTCTTCTCTTGGCACCACCAGACATTCTTTTAGAACCCTTTTTAGAGGCTTTTTTAGATGCTTTTTTCGAGGCTTTTTTCGAGGCTTTTTTCGAGGCTTTTTTAGAACCTCTCTTCTTGGCACCACCAGACATTCTCTTAGATCTTTTCTTGGAGGCTTTTTTCGAGGCTTTTTTCGAGGCTTTTTTCGATGCTTTCTTGGATGCTTTTTTCGAGGCTTTTTTAGAACCTCTCTTTTTAGCACCGCCTTCTTGTAATGGAGCAACAGGCATACTTTCTTCAGGCATTTCACCAGCACCACCTTTTAATTTTTTGGCACCGCCTTTATATTTACCTCTGTCGTTATCCATATAGTTTCTTACGAATTCTAAATCTTTGTTAGCTTTTACCATTTTCTTTACTTCAGCTTCAGAAGCTTCTGATTTTACAGGTTCGGCGTTGGGTCCTTTGATTTCTTCTACTTCGTATTTACCGGGAGATACTTCTTTAGCATATACTTTGTAGAAATCAGATTCACCGACTTTCTTTAAATACATAAAACTTAAGCCTTTTGTTCCATCGATAATGCTTTGTTTAATAACGTTTCTTACGCCATCGAGTTTAAAATTTTCGTTGTATTCATGACGAAATGTTACTGTAGATTCACTCATATAATCATATTGAGATATTATTTTATTATTAAACAAATTTTTAAAGTTTTTAATAATAATTTTTTTACTTAATATTTAGAATAGACATAATAAGGGACTAAATATAAAGTTAAAATTAATAATGAAGTTGTTTCATGTAATTCTCTGTTCTTTAAAAACATAGCTATCAAACAAGAGAAAGCTATCATTGTAGTATCAGCTATTAAAATTTTATATCCGTTTTCTTTTGTATAGTCTCTATAGATATCGATTATTTGATTTTGACCTGGTGTTGATGGTTCTACTATATATTTATATAATAATACATCATGAACAAGAGTAATTATAACAGCAATCATTATGAAATATTCAGGACGGAATTCCATTTTTGTTATACTGAAAACATCTCTAGTAAGGATAATTCCAATTACTATTATAAAAACATCAACTAAAACGGCACTCAAGCCAAATTTATCATACCATAATTTTATTTGTTGTCCAAATAAGTTTGTCTTTCTGCCAATTATAATTACTACAAGGTCAACTATTAAAGCAGCTGTAATAATATAAAGTAAATCTATATTATTATTTATATTCGAAATATCACCTAACATATATATTACTATATAAAAAAATTGGCATTATAAAAAATAGAAAAAAGAGAAAAATTGATAAATAAAAAAATAAATTTAAATATTTATTACTAATGCCAATATATTCTCAATATGATGTTCCAAATTCTAATGATATGGTTAATTTGGGTGTAGGACAACCATCTACAAAAGATTTACCACTTAATTGGTTTAAAGATAGTCTGATGAACATTTCTTCTAAACTAGATAATCCAGAGTTTCTTCAATATGGAGCTATTTCTGGTTATGATTCTGTTAAAGAGACTTTAGCAAAATGGCTTTCCAAAAAATATAAAAACAATGTCACAAAAGACCAATTGTTTATGACCAATGGAAACACTGGTGGATTACAATTACTTATGGATATTTTTATGGAAAGTGGAGATGAAATTATTATTGAAGACCCAACCTATTTTATTGCTAAAAATATTTTTGATGAATATGGGTTAAATATTAATCCTGTTCCAATGACTGAAAACGGTATTGATATAGTTAAACTAGAGGAAGCAATTAATAAAATTATAGATAATGATGAGAAAAATTTACAATCAAAAATCTTTCTCTATACTATACCTATTCATCATAATCCGTCTTCAATTACCCTTTCAAAAGAAAATAGAATTAAACTAGCAAAGTTATGTAAAAAATATCCAAAGTTTTATGTAATTGCTGATGAAGTATATCATTTTTTAAGTTATGATAATTTAGTTGAATATCCTCCGCTAGCAGATTACCACGAAAAAATATTTTCATTAGGGTCATTTTCTAAACTTGTTTCTCCAAGTCTTCGTGTTGGATGGATTTATCAAAATAATTTATTAAATAAAGAAAATCCGTATGACCTAATAGATAGATTGAAGAAAAGTTCAATTTTAGATTCGAGTGGCGGAATTAATCCATTGGGTTATTTAATTATTGAAAATGCAATCAATGATAAAACAATTGATAAACTGATTGAAAATAATATTAAAACTCTATCAGAAAAAAGTCAAATAATGTATGAATTTATAACTTCTCATCTTAAGGATATTAAAGTCATAAAACCAAAAGGCGGTTATTTTCTATGGTTAAATTTGAATTCCATTGATGGAAATGATTTTTTAAATTTTGCTACGATATGCAAAGTTAAATTTCACCCGGGATTTAAATTTGGTGAAACTTGTGATAATTATATTCGGTTAAGTGTTTCTTATTATGACCAAGATGATTTAATTCTAGGATTATCTAGATTAATGGAAGCATATACATTATTCAAATCAATTCGTGTTTCTATTTTTGGAAGCACTGGTCGTTTGGGTAGTTTGATTAAAAACGAAATAACAAACAATACTCATTTTACATTTATTGAAGGAATTACTAGAGATATCAAAATAAATGAAAAGGCAAATGTTATTGTTGATGTTTCATCAAATGATGGAACGAAAAGTTTATTAACTTATCTAATTAAAAATAGCATTAATAAGGCTTTAATTATTGGAACGACTGGATTAACACCGGATACTCAAATGTTAATTAAAAGATATTCAATTAAAAATCCAGTCTGTCTTGTTTCTAATTTTTCTGAAGGTATTAGCAAAATTAAAAAGATTATTAGTGAATTAAATAGTTTAGGTCAAAATTGGAAATTTAATATGCTTGAAAAACATCATCAAAAGAAAATAGATAAACCTAGCGGAACTGCTAAGACATTAGCTAAAGAAATTAAACAAGAATGTCCGATTGAAAGTGTTCGGGAAGGGGATATCATCGGATACCATCAAATTTTGATTAACAGTAAAGAAGAAGAAATAATTATTTCCCACAATGCAAAAGATAGAAATATTTTTGCAAAAGGTTGTTTAAATTATATCAAATGGATAGTTTTGCAAAAACCAGGACTTTATTATGAAATAGAAAATATTAAAGAATATGAAATTGATACTATATTAGGAACTAAAATGTTAATTACTGAAAAACATGATGTTATTAATAACAATAATGATGATATCAGTTTTAAAATCTTATTTACTAAAGAAAACAATTTGTATAAATGGAAAATTGTAGACAAAATAAATGAACCTTTTAATACCGATAGTAATCACTGTTTAATGATTGTTAAATATCTACATAAAACTTATAATATTAGTACTGGTAAACTAAGAGAAAATAGTGCTGCTTTCAAAATTAAAGACAGAAAGATTTATCTAGAGGTTCCTGATCCTAAATTATTTGATTTGAACAATACTGAATCTCAAAATTTAGGGTCATTAATAAGACAATTATCTGGTTTAAATATGGTTGGTGTTAGTAAATATTTGATTAACAATGAATACTATTTAATTATTGAAATTGCTAATGTTATTGACGAAATAGATAGTGATGTTTTCTCTACTTTAGGGACCATCGTTAATAGTGAGAAGACAGTATTAAATTCTTATCACATCCTTTTTATTAATATTCTAACGGATAATCAAATAAGAATTAGATTTTTTAATAAATATGTTGGTAAGGAGATAGATGGTGATGCGGATGCTTGTTTAGCGGTAAGTGACTATTTTACTTATGTAAATGACTTATCTTATGATGACAATATAGAAACATCAATTATATTAAATAATGATATCGTAAAGATATTATATAATTCTGGAAAATATTATATTGTGTATTCGATGTAAGTAATTATTTTAATAATAAATTAAAAAAAATTGGCATTTTTAAAAAAATTGAATAAATATTCAACTACTATATATATAATTATGTATGAATTATAATTATGTAATAGAATGCTTAGATAATATTGTTTCAACTTATCCATATTTAACAGTTAGGTCAATAGAATTATTTATGAAAAATATGGATTTAGCGACTAGTGAATATTTTTACAACCTTTTTTGTGATAAATATGAGTATTTTGCAAACATTCATAGAGATATGTTTATAACCATTCAAAATAAAATTTTTTATGAAATAAATAAAAAGAAACAAAAGAAATTATCAATTTCTGCACCCGAATTTGTTTTTACAAATAAATTTGGATTAATTAAATCAGGACATGTAAAACAAAATGTAGTTGACCAAAATATTAACCAAAATGTTGACCAAAATGTAGGACCAATTCAATTAGGACCAATTATTGTTGAACCAATCGTGATTGAACCAAAAGTTGAACCAAAAGTTGAACCAAAAGTTGAACCAATCGTGATTGAACCAAAAGTTGAACCGAAAATGGATGAAATTAATTGGGATGACTATATAGATTTCCCTTTGGAAAAGTTAGTAAATAAATTTAGTAGAAATTGTACTATAGAAGATTTGACTAGAATTAAAATTATTCTTGAAATTACTAATGAATTAGGATTTTATCCGATTACAAAACTAATTACTAATTTTTATTCACAACATAGAATTTTATTAAAAATGGATAAAATAGAATGCTTGGTTAATAAAACCAAGTTGTTAAAATTTAATAGCGAAAAGACACATCTTATAAATATTATTCCAAATAAAAGAAAATATGTTTATGACTATATACAATCTATATTTACAACTAACATCAATTTATGGAAAAATAAAATTGTTAACAATACGATTGATTACAATAGCATTCCCTTTTTAAATAAATTTAATCAAGTCTATATTAATGACATTTTATCAAAAAGTAAGGAATTATCTCTGAGCAGGGGGAAAATTTTTTACTCCAATGATAACAATCTAATTTATAAAAAGAATTGCGGTTATGTTCAAGTTCAGAAATGCAAAATAAATCATCATATTTTAAATATATTTGAAAAACCGAATATGCTTTGGCGATATAAAATTGAAAAATTATCTGATGGTCATTTAGCATTAAAATTTAGTGATTTATTAAAAGATCATACTATTCAAAAATCATTTGATAAAGAAAGTTTGATTAATGAGATAGAAAAATGCCCTAATTTTAAAATAAGTAAACTTCGCGATAAGCTTATTTATGGTCCGATAGCTTTGTTTATTTAATAATTTTTTGTTTCAGTAATTCATAAAAATTAATTAAAAAAATTGCCATCCAAAAAAAAATAAGATTTTTTTTTCTCAGTAATTTTTCTTATTTTTTTAATAAATTAAAAAAATAAGAAAAATTGACGTTCTTTCATTCAAAATATAATTCATTCATTCTAATGTCCTTATTTACTGAAAAGAGAACTCCTGAAGAAGCCCAAAAAGAAATGCAAGAATTGACTAAGAAAGAATTATCTGCTTTAAATGAAAAAATTATTAAAAATCCTTCAATTTTGAAGCCAATGTTAAATTATGATTCTGATTCTTCCAGTAGTTATAGTCTTTCATCTTCATCATCAACTGTTTCTTACAAAAAATCCAAAAAATATCCTAATATCGAAATAATAAAACAAGAGTCTAAGATAGATAAATTAGCGGAAAAAAACTATTACAAAACACTTGAATTATCTAATTTAATGTTAGAAAACACTAAATTAAAAGATTTAAATAATGCTCTTAAGATAAAGTCAGACGAGAGAGAAAAATTATTTAATTTGGTAAAAGAAATATTAGAATTTACCTTAAATGATAGAATTATTAATAAAGATTTAAATTTTGACATTCTATCATCTGATAATATTATCTATAAATCAATAGAATTACAGAAATCTTTTAATGAAGATATTTTGGGTTTTGAAACTTTAATGAAAAAGACAAATGAATTACCCGATACAATAATTAAGAGTTATTTTTCTGAATATATAATTCATAAAAAGGCTTTATTAGAAAAGAATTATCAATTGAATACCAACAAAATTAATAATTTTTTGTTGATATTAAATATTAAAGATAAATGTTTAACTCTTATAATTTTATTATTGAGCTTATTTTTTGCAATTTTGATAAAGGATGCGTATAATTTATATTTTAGTTAGTTTATAATAACTAGGGGTAATAAAAAAAAGCTGAAATTTAATTTATTTTCTCTAGGATTTTAATTATAATGAAAAAGAGTATTAATGTTGGAAAACTTCTTGTCATACCATATGATTCTTATTCGAATTATGTAAATTTACCTGAAAGAGCATTAGGAAGATTGGCTAAATTAAAAAACTATAACAACCAATATTTTTTTGAATTAAAAACACCATCTGGTACTATCAATTTTGTTGGTATAAAAGAATTTACCAATATGGAGGGTTGTATAGAAACTCCTATTTGGTTAGCTGATACAATGGCTTCTGATTATGTTTATGTTACTTTGTTAAAAGATGTTCCCAAAGGTAAATTTGTAAAAATGGAGCCTCAAGAAAGAGAATTTTTTGAAATACCAGACAACGATACTATTATGGAAAGAGAATTAGCCAAATATTGTCTATTATCCTTAAATGAAGTAATACCAATAAAAATTTTTGAAAAGATTTACAAATTTAAAATTATAGAAATTAAAACACCAGATATGACTCCAAGTGATTTAATCGACATTGTTAATGTTGATTTGGAGGTAGACTTTTTTAACAAATTTTTGGAACCAGAAACAGGAAAAAAAACTATCCCAGAAACAGGAAAAAAAACTATCCCAGATACTATTTCAGAAACCATACCTGAACCACAATCTAAACCTATTCAAGAACCAGAAACTTTTCCTGACGAAATGTTAGCCGGTATTATAAAAGAACCTATAGAAGAGAAAAATAAAGAGAAGGAGAAGGAGAAGGAGCTTGTTTATCCCAAAATAGAAACCATGAGGGAATTAAGGTTAAAGTATTACCAAAAAAAGAACATAGAAATTTGACTTAAAAAATTTGATTTATTATTATATTAATACAATCTTTTACGAATATGGAACATTTATCAAAAGATGAAAATAATAATGATATAATTATTGATAATAATGAGGATAATCAAAACGAAGAAGAACCAACCTTTGATGAGTTATATCCCGATGAAGAGCTGGATGATGAAACCAGAAATATTATATTTAATACTCAAAGTAATTTTGATATTGATTTTATGAATAAAACTCATTCTCCTAAAAAAAAGAAGGAGGAAAAGAAAAGTAATAATACTTTTACTCTACAAGAATTTACTAAAAAAGACGATGATAAATCTAAAAAATGGGTTAGTAAACGAACTGAAGACAAGAAGAAAATTTCTGGTGTTGAAACTGTAGTTAAAAGAAAGTTTAATCCCAGATTACCACCTTATAAAACTTTAAAAAAAGTTAATGCGAAAGAAAGTAATATTAATGTTAAGGATGATATATTATTTCCTTCATTAAAATAACATTTTAAACCCCCAATAAATTTTTTTTATCTTATAAGTGTATATGATAAAAAAATTATTACATCATAGATTAAGAAATAATGTTGATGGTACTGATACACCATATCAACCAAGATTTTCTAATGATAGTACTTGTACTAGTAATATAGGTACTGAAGGTATTGATAATCAAAGTTTTGCTACAGCAATAACGGTAACTTTTACACCAAAATATACAAACACAGGAAATGGTAATACAGGATTAACTTCTGATAATAAATATATTAGTACTCCAGACACATCTTTAGGTGGTGGTATGCCGCATTTTTATTTAATAGATGTTTATGCAGTTGAAAGTACTGAAGGAAGTTTACAATTAAGTTTTATTAATATTTTAAAGTCAAATACTTTAAATGGAACTGGTGATGGACCAGTTTTAACTGGAGCCGATTGTCAAATGAATACACCTTATACAATAAATTTTTATGGTTATGAAAAAAATACAACACCTATTACATATACAAGAAGAAAGCTAGATATAATGAAAAACTTAAACTTATCTAAAAATTGGAAGGTCAATCCTTTTGCCATTGTTATTACACCATATGATATAAACAATTTTAGTGGTTATCCTATTGCATTTGTATTTGATGGTGTTGGTAATCAAGTAATATTTAATCAAACAGAAGCTGATCTTATACAATCGTATACTCCACAAACTATACTATCAACAACTACAACTTCGGAGGTACCTTATCCTATATCCGGTTCAGGTACCTCTCCTATTATTGATTATACATTACAAATGGGTTTTTTAACACCGAATTTTTTCTCTGAACCTGCTTACGAAGTAGATACTTATCTAACTAATAAAAATATTATTGGTTTGTGTAATAATCCTAAATATTCTGTTTCATTTAAAATAGTAACTACTACCACTGATACCACTATTGCTCCTTGTACATTTATTTTTTCAATGTGGGGATTTTCTTATTCTCTTAATGATTATCCTGAATGTTTTAGAGATAAAAATGGAAATTTAATTTCATTTTTTCAAAATCAAACTAATGCTAATTATTTAATTTCTGAAGATAATTCAAATTATATTTTTCCTTCACAAGATTCAACCGGAAATACTATTGTTAAACCATCAGGAAGTGACTTACAAAAACTAGCAAATTTAAATTCAAACATTCAATTTATAATTGTACCATCAAGTATTCAAAAAGGTGGTCTATATAGGATGTTGGGTAAAAAAAAATAAATTAAGAAAATGGTTTAAAGGAAACGTTCTAATAATATTTAATGACTTCTCTTGTTCCATTTAAAGAATTAAGTGGCATTGAATACCGTAACTATGAAAGCTTTGTAGATGCTATAAATAAAAATGGTTTCGTATATAAAAGATATTATACTAAATATACAAATCTTACTGAAGAACAAATAAATAATGTTATTGAAATTTTAACAATTACTAATAATTTTGTTTTAGATAAAGAAACTAAAGAATATATCGAATTAGTAGACACAAAAAATGGAAAAGATAGACTATTTATTTGGAATAATAAAACAGTAGAATTTACATCTGAAGATTTTATTGGTCTAGCGACTGAAGACAATATCTTTCATCCTTATTAATCAGAAGACAATATCTTTCATCTTTATAAATTAAATATTTTTATTTTTCCTTCAATAAGATTTGCAATTCTAGTTGTTTATTTTGTATTTCCATTTGTTTAGTTTTTTCTTGTATTTCTATCTGTTTAGTTTGTAATTCCATTTGTTTAGTTTTTTCTTGTAATTCTATCTGTTTAGTTTGTAATTCTAATTGTTTAGTTTGTATTTCCATTTGTTTAGTTTTTTCTTGTATTTCTATCTGTTTAGATATTTCTTGTTGAATTTCTAATTGATTAGGTAAATTAACAATATAATCAACTGCTTCTGCCATTATTAAAGGATGTAAAAAATAAGTTTCATTGGTAAAACTATTCAATTTTTCATTTCTTAATTTTATATACAAGTTATTATACTTATTTTTGATATGATTATGAAATTTATTTTCATCAAAAATACCATTTATTTTCTTAAATCCTAATAGATAAAAATTACAATCTTTATAGTCTCTTTTTAATTCTTTCTGTCTTCTTTCTAAATTAGTAGTAAAACCAATTTTTATTATTATCTGATTTTTATCAAAAGGATCTTTTAAGTCTGTTAAATATATATATAAATATTGTCCATTATCTGTAAAATTTATAGTTGGTATATGTAAACAATTTATAAGACAATATAAAATATATGTTTGAAGTGCTTTATTTTTATAATTATTTTTAATATCTATATATTTTAGATAATTTAAGGAATACGTTGTTTGATTTTTTAATAAGAATTTGCTAGATGCATTTTCATTTATTTTAACGAGTATTTTTGAAAGATTATTATCTTTATGACAATTGAATTCTATCATAAACAGCGAATTAGAAAATAAATTAACATATATATACTTATTTTTTCAACTTTTTAAATGCATTAAAAGAAACTTTCTTCTACTTCTAAATTCTGAGAAACCATAATTCCTTTACTACTTATAATCCAATCATTTTTTTCTAAATATTTGATAATTAATTCAGAAATCTTAATTTCTGAATTATTTTTATATTTTATTTCTGATGTTTTACCACAAGCTGAACATTTTAATTCCAATTTAATATTCTTTTTGCTTTCTTTATTTAATTGTGGAATTGTCTCTGGAACTGAACAAGTTGGGCAAATGACAAAACGATTAATATAAATTTGCAAGTCTTCTTGTAATTTACCTGAAGTATAACTTCCAGTTATATTCTTTTTTTCAATATTACACATTGCACCATTGTGAGAAGATAAAAATTTAATAATCAACTCTGGTGGTTGATTAATATATTTACAAACATCATTTAAATTTTGAATAGTTGTGGAAATTCCATTACCTTTTCCTTGAGTAGTTGAATTAATTGCACACATCTTATATCTATAAGACGAATCCTCTTTACCGTTTATATTAATCATTGTTGAACTGAGCATAAGGGTTAAATTTAAAGTTAGAAAAAAATATTATCAATTTTTCTTATTTTTTAATTTATTAAAAAATAAGAAAAATTACTGAGAAAAAAAATCTTATTTTTTTTGGATGGCAATTTTTTTAATTAATTTTTTAATTAAAAAAATTACTGGATTAAAAATTTATTTTTTTGGATGTCAATTTTTTTAATTATTTTTTTTAATTTGGCTTTAAAGACATATTTTCTAATAATATTACTTCTGATAGCTCAGTTGGTAGAGCGTGGGACTGTAAATCCCGAGGTCGCCGGTTCGAAACCGGCTCAGGAGATTTTATTGGGGTGAAATTGTCTGTTGGGATAATATTGTCTGATCTTTTTTTCCATTATTTATATTATATATTTTACCAATATTTATCATTTTTCTTATTGGTAGATAATGGATATCATTACTATTAGAATTACCAGGGTCGGCTAATTGATAAACCCAAATGGTATCTTTTAATTCATCGTCATTAACATTTAGCAATAAATATAATTCAATTACTAAATCTTGATTTAATTCACTAAATTTATATCTTTCATTTTCTATTACTCCTATTTTCATGAAACCATTTAAAAAATTATCTGCTTTCTCTTTCACTTCCTTTTTAATATTTTTATAAGATTCATCATTTAATACTTCTTCATTAGTCATTTCATTAAGAATAGTTTTTTCCCAGAATGCCATTAATGGTTTTCTGTAATTTTCTAAATCATATTTTAATTTATCTGTTCTGTCAAATGATTTGCTTAAAGTTGTTTCTAAATTTCCTTCTAAATTTATATAATAGATTTTTTTGGAATCATTCATTTGTAATCCAAAAGTCTTCATTGATTTCGTTAGGTAGTTTTTGAGTTCATTAGATAAATTTAAATTGTATTTTGATTGGAAATTTAGAACTTGTTCTTCAGTGTAAGGTAAAGGATTAATAATCTTACCGATAGAAACTAAGAAAATATAATCTATATCTTGAATTTTATTTTTTGTATAAGCATATACATTTAATTCTAAATCTTTATTGGACGTATTTAATAAAACATAATAATCTTTATATTTTATCATCCCATTGTATACATCATCCAGATTTTCCATATATTTAAAAGGGAAACGGAAAGGCGTATGAACAGGTTGAAAATCATTTCCTTCAATATTTTTATTAAGATAAATAAAATTTAATTTATCTTCAACACACTCATTTTTAATTTTTAATTTAATTTCATTATCTGCTAGTAATTCTGAATATTTACCAATAAATGAAATGTGATTAAATTCTTGATTTTTAATATCATTAGTTTGATTTAAATGGATTAAATCAGAGTAAACAAAAGCTTCTTTTAATTCAGAGGGAAGTTGAAATTGGTTAACAGTCTCGAACTCTTGGATAAAATCTTTGATTTGTTGAGGAATTTCAGGCATTAACTTTAATAATAGTATCACTCTAAATAAATATTATTATAAATAATATGGATAAAATAAAATTACCTGGCAGGCTAATTGACCCGTTAAGTATTAGGCCAAAATGTCAAGAAAGAAGTATATCTTTCAAGGCAATTTATAGCTTGATGGAAAAAAACGAATTATTAAAACCGCCTTTTCAAACTGATATAGATGAAGATAAAGTAAATGAAATGATTAAATCTTATTATAATAATAAAGATTATATTATCTTTAAAAATAAAGTAGTTATTAGTGTTATCGTTACACAATTTTCTCCAAATGAAATAAATTATAAGATGTATGTTATTGATGGTCAACATCGTTTAGAAATGGCAAGAAGATTGATAGAAAGAGATAATGAAAATGATAAATTAATATTTTGTTATTATCAAGTGGAAAATGATAAAGAAATGAAAAAGTTATTTATAGAAATAAATAAAGATTCTCATAAAAATAGCAAATATGTTTCTCTTAACGAATTTAAACAAACGATATATGATGATTTGAAATTATATTTTTGTAATCATAGAATAATGTTTTTTTCACAAAAGAAGAAGGAAAATAACAAATGTCATTCTATCACTGAATTTATAAATATCTTAGTAGAAAGGAAATATTTTGATAGATTTACTTCATTTGAAAAATTAAAGGAAGATATAGAAACTAAAAATAAAATGTTTTATAAGAAGATTGATTATAAAGAATATCTTTTAGATGACCCTGAAATATTTTATGTTGATGAAAAAATATCGGTAGAAAATGGATATATCTATGCTTTAAAAAATAATAATTTTATTGATTATTTGCTAGATAATAAGGTTACTCCAGACCATAAATTTAAAAAGTCAAAAGACACAATACCTCCAAGATTAAGAATTTTAGTATGGACTAGATGGTATGGTGAAAATAATAATGGCCCGTGTCCAATATGTAATACTACCATAAAAATAGGTAAAAATGGTTTTCATTGTGGACATATTAAAAGCGAAGCAAATGGCGGGGAAACTAACTTGGATAATTTAAGGCCGATATGTTCTACTTGTAATTTTAAAATGGGAGCAATGAATTGGGATGATATGTTAAAAAAAATAAAAAATAATTAATTAAAAAAATTGCCATCCAAAAAAAAATAAGATTTTTTTTTCTCAGTAATTTTTCTTATTTTTTTAATTAATTAAAAAAATAAGAAAAATTGAATATTTTTTATTTTTCTACTTATAATTATTAAATAATGGCAACACCTAACAAAGATAATACTTATCGCCCCTCTATAGTTATTGAAAAAAATAATGATTATAACCGTCCTCCTAGATATTATGAGGATAAATCTCGAAATCCCTATGGCCGTGGCCGTAGTCGTAGCCGTAGCCGTAGCCGTGAACGCTCATACTATCAAAATAGTCGTGATATTTATAATAAGCAGGACCAAATTCGTCAAGCAGAACTAAATTTGGAGGAAAAGTATAAATTCATTATTAAAAAGGAAATAGAGATTGCAGAGAGACAACGTGAGATTAATAATAATCTTATGCGCTCTCAGCAAATTCTTCAAAATATGTCATCTTCTATTCCTTATATGCCTTCTCTGCCTTCTCTGCCTTCTCTGCCTTCTCTGCCTTCTATGCCTCAACCTGATATATTTGATATCCAATCAAAACCAGTTTATAGTTCATCAAGTTATATGCCTTTACCAACTTCACAGAAATCTTTACACGATTTTCTCGAATCTAGTATTCGGATTGAGAAGCCACCTCCAATTAATAAGGATAAGGTAGCACACGAATTGTTTAGGCGTTATGGAGAATGCAGACACGGCACCAGATGTTTTCATTTTGTCAAAGAACAATGCCGTTTTATTCATCCTCAACAACTTGACCGTGTTCTACATTTTGATAATGAAGATAGGATTTTTTACGAGGTTGATAGGATGGTAAATCACGCTATAAAGGAAAGAAAAAGATATGCGGAATCTCGTATTAGTAAACCAAAGGACTAATTTTCATTTAATTAAATAATTAATTATTATATTAAATTAGAACCCTTATAAATCATAAATTAATTATCAGATGCCTTCTTTGATGCCTTCTTTGATGCCTTCTTTGATGCCTTCTTTGATGCCTTCTTTGAGCCTCTCTTCTTAGCACCTCCTCGGAGACGGAGAACAAGGTGAAGAGTGCTTTCCTTCTGAATA